TTCAGGCTTGAATTCAACCTCTACCTTCTCGCCGTTCTTCTTAACCTTGTACTTGATCTTAGTCAAAGGCTCGTGCATAGCCATATTGGTCTGGATAGCCCGGTTAGCGCGGTGGATAAGAGTCTGATCTAGGGGGACCTTATCAACAAGTTCCGCGGTAGCCTGATTAGCCTCTCCCACAGCTTCTCGTGCATTCTTAGGGGCGGCTTTAGCTTCCGCCTTGGCGACCTTCTGAGCCTCTACACCCGCTTTAATGCGTTCCCGGTGAGCCTTGAACTTCTCCCCAAATGCCTTAACAATCTCTGCTTTATCGGCAGATTTTGAAAGGCCAAGCTTCTCAGCCATATGGTCAAGTTCAGCCTTTGTAGCGTCATTGCGGATATAGCGGGCCATATGGGTAGCATCACCCGTAGCTTTACGCTGAGCCTTTAGTTCTTCAGGAGAAAGACTCTGATGTTCCGGCTTAATGCTGGACAACTTCGGATCATTGAAGTCGATAGGCGTACCGGGAATAGTCTCGGTAACCTTTTCATCTTTAGGAGCTTCGGTCACAGGAGCGGCTTTAGGAGCGGCTTTAGGTGCTTCCTTTTCCGCTACCGTACCAGTTCTACGAATCTCTTTCGGAAGCATATTCCAGAAAGCGTCAACAGCGCCCGGTGTCGGAGACTTTGAAGCGTTGATATATGCCTTAAGTGCCTGAGTCTTACTTAGGCTGGTACGGCCGATCTTTACCATACTCGCGTCAGGCATATTCTTTAGAGTATTAAGAGTAGCCATATGGTCAGGCTTACCGTCGCTAACAGGTGCCTTGGTATTAGGTACTTTAGGTTCCTGAGCAACTTTAGGAGCCGGGATAGCATCATTAGCGCGAGTTCCCGTATTCTTAGGAACTACGTCTCTTTCCACAGTCTGATCCAAAGACGCATCGTGTGCGGCTTTATGGTTAACCAGAACGTCAGGCTCATAAGCGGGCCTAGAGAACTTGACGTTATTCAAGATATCATTCATGTTTTCATGGTCGATATCAGCAAGAACGTCTGCGTGCTTTCCCGGTACTTCTGCCGTAGCGACGGCTTTTGCCTTGGGATCATTAGTGATCGGAGCAACGCCCGGTTCAGGTTCAGAAGCCTTAGTAAGACCCTCGGTAATAGCGGCTTCTTCTTGTGCTACTTCAGGAGTCTTAACAAAGCGGCCCGGTGCGGTAGCCGTACCATCTGCGCCCACCTTGAAAGGAACTTGTTCCAAAGCAAGAGGGGCTTTAGTGATATCAGTAGGCACAGTAGGAGCAGGAGCGGCAACATTAGCCGCCATAGCCGGTTCTTTAGGAACCAGATTAGACAGTTCATCATCCACAGAAGCCGCAGGGTTAGTAGAAGCAATAGCCTCTGCGTCTTTAGGGTTAGTCCCCTTTGCGAATGGAAAGTTGAAGTTAACAAACTTGCCACCATTGGCGGCTTTATAGTCTGCGTAGTTAGAAACTGCCTCATTCTTGGCGTTGACGAACCTATTAAGGAAGCCAGCGTTATCCGCATTGTCGGCAATCTTCTGAATCTGTGGTGCGACTTCACCACCGACTTTACCTGCTTCTTCAACCGCTGTGGTGGCGGCTTTAGCGGCAGACTTAGAGCCTTCGACAAAGCCGTCTTTAAGGCCCTTTGCAACGGCAGTTCCACCAAGGGAAAGATAAGTCGTCGGATCAAGTGCTACATCCCCGACAAAACCACCAATACCCTGAATCCACTTAGCGGCATCATTCTCACTATCGACACCAGCTTCCTGCTGGCCGTGCTTAATAACGTCCGACCATGTTTTAACATCATTGGCGTTACCAGCGGCGGCAGAAAGACCCTGACCAATACCTCTAACCGGAGCAGAGGCAATATCGAGAAAACCTCCCATATCACCCTTAGCGACCTTATCGGCACCGCTCATGATATCGTCGGCGGCATTAGCCGTGGCATATGTTCCCACAGAAAGCGCATCGAGAATCTGCTTGATAACAGGGGTCTGTGCGGCCTTACCGATATTGTTCATGGTATCAGCCAAGAAGCCGTTACCGTTCCCATCACCGGTCGAAGGACCGGTGTATTTAGGGAGAAGATTGGTTTGGGGCGCAGAAGAGCCGATAGGAGCGGCGCTATTATTCAGAAGACTTCTGAAAGCGAGGCTAGATAGCGGCTGTTGTTGCTGTTGCGCCAGCGGGTTATCGACAGCCATTTTATAAGCGTCTCGCCACGAAGGCACTGCATTACCGGCGTTATCTGCCATTTCCGTTCCTATCGGCTCTTTGTTATTGACCCGCCATTACCTGATTGGCCAGCATGGCTATGCCACTATTGTTGGGGGAGTTGTACTTACTGGCGTTAGAAGCATTCCTGATATACTGGATCGCCTGAGTAAGATCAAGGTGAGGGTTTTTAGCCATCATTCCCTTCAACAAATCAGTCTCCGTGGGTTGCATTCCTGCGGGGGTTCCTGCATCCATAATAGCACCGGAATAGGCGTTATTATAGTCTGCGGGATTCCCACCCTGAGACTGAACAAAGCTATTGGCATCCTGAATATTAGTCTGCCCGCCACTACCGCTACCGCCATTGGCGGCAAGCTTTCCTTCAGCCGTGATAAGCGCGGCCTGAGTACGGCTATTCTGATCCGTCTTGTAACGGTTATCAGAGCGAGTAAGCTCTTTATCGTACATACCGTAGAGAGCCGACATTTTACTGAGGTTATCTTGGTACGACTGATTCCGAGCCTGCATAGCGTTGTTCTGATAGGTGTTATCCACATCAATCTTCTTGCTATCAAGCTGGCCCAATACTCCGGCAAGCTGAGAACGCAAAGCGGCCTGACGTGAGGCACCTTCAGAGATAAGACCGTCAGCCCTAGCAGTGTTTTCCGTAAGGTCTGCACCGCCATACTGAAGTGCCTTATCCACAGAAGCCTGCTGAGCCTGAGAGGCATTAACAATAGCCTGAGTCTGCGTCTTACCTGCATCACCCAAACCGGCCTGCTGAATTCCAAGAGCCTGATCCATAGCTACTTGGTCTGCCATTTCTTTATGACGATCATCCTGCAAGCCCTTAGTGGCACCTGCATACATGGAGTTCAATCCGCCAACGAGATTAGCATTGTTGCTTTTCAGGACGTTATTATCTGCAAGGGTATCCTGCTTGCCCTTCGCATAGATGTTACCGATAGCCTGATTGGAGGTATTGAAGTTCGCGTTAGTGCGATCTTCGGCACCTGCAATAGCCTTCAAAGAACTGGCCCTAGCCGCATCCAAGTTCTGCATATAGGGGCCGGAGTCGTAAGGGCTCTGGCTATTCATTGCGGCAATAATACCGGCAATCATAGGATTCTGCTGGCCCTGCTGTTGACCCAAAGGATCAGCACCGGTTGTACCAGTATTAGTGGGATCAGCGATAGAAGTAGGAGTGCCGTAGGACGACTGGTTAAAGCCGCCGCTAAGAGCTTTCAGGGCGTTAGCACCGCTATCAGCGCTAGAACTACCAATATCGGCATTCCCACCGCCAGTAGCTCCGCTCATATAAGCCGGAGTTGTATACTGAGCGGGGGCCGGATTACCGGTCCCTACATAGCCGCCGCTCTGGTCCTGATTGTTATTCTTACGTCCGAACATGCTATTAAGCCAGCCGGGAATATCAAGACCGCCGCCACCTGTAGCGCCGCTCATATAAGAGGGACTATTCATTGACATTGATATCCCTCCTTAAAGGGTCTGAGACTGAGCGAGCCTATTAAGAGCATCACGCCGAGCCGCACCGATATTAGCCGTGGTATCAGTTTCCTGATTACCCCGGTTGAAGTCCAGAGTCTGCAACTGATTGCGAGTTCCCTGATCCAGATTCTGACCCTGAAGATTATACTGGTCACGGCTTCGACCAAAGTCTTGGCTATAAAGACCAGAATTAACCATGCCACGGTTGGCAAAGTCTTCAGTTACGCCACGAAGACCCAAGTCCCGGTTACGGGCAATACCATCTGTGGCATTCTTATAGTCAACGCCCATAGAGCCGCCGAGGATATCCCCGAGGTTATGGATATTGTCCATATTATTCCGAGCACCGTAAGCCTTAGTACCTGCCTGAGAGTCATAATCAGCCACATACTTCTTCAGCTTAGCCTGATACATAGCCTCTTGATCGTGGAAAGTTCCATCGAGTTCGCTGTCATGTTTACCGCTAAGGTAATCGGCTGAGTTGTAATCAATCTTAGGCTTAGGCGGAGGCGGCGGGGGAACAACGGGGGGAGTATAGCCTCCACCGCCGCCTCCGCTAGTATCCTGAGTGGCGTAATTCATATTGCCATAGGATACCGGAGCCTGATAAGTCTGAGCGGGGGCCTGATATGCCGGAGCCTGATATACCGGAGCAAGGGGAGAGGCGGCTGGGGTATAATCAGGAGCATATACGCCCTGAATAGGCCGCGCAATCTTAGGCGGCGGAGCATAGCTTGGGGCGCTTCCGAAACCGGAATTCGACCCAAGCATATCAAATAGACCCATTATTTACCTCCTGCGAGTTGCTTCAGCTTATTCTTACGAATCATATCAGCGGTGGGCTTACCCCCGTTCTGAGCTTCGGCTTTACGCTGAGCAGGAGTTTCCTGGGCTTCAGTCATGCCGTCACCGTCGTTATTAGGATCTACTTTACTAGCGCCGCCCTTTTTCTTAGCGATATAGGCGGCGAGGCCGGGATTCATAGCCATTTAATTCATTCCGTTCGGCTTGTTAAGCATCTGCAAAAGCATCTGCCTACGAGTATTGTTTTCATTATCTCTAGTAGCATATCCAGAAGTGTCTATGCCTCCCGACCCGACATGTGGGGAGTTGGACGATCCGTTATATGTCCGACTCCCCACAGCAAAGTCATTATTAGCGGAGTAATTGGTAGCTACGTTATTGCTACTTGTACCCTGCTGTGGGGTATACCCGAGGTTAGTTCCCAACTTACCGATAGATTGGTTATATCTATCAATGTAGGAATTAGGTCCAACTCCCATAGTAATTTCCTCTAATTCTCTAGTCAATTCCTACTAATTTACCTTAGCTACTGCACTTTCCTTTGGCAGAACGTAGGAAGTGATAGAGAATACCTTGCAAGGCCCGGTATCCGCATTTCCCAGCGTTGTCATAGATATCTCGAAACTCATCTGACGGAACCTTAGCGCCTTCAAGATTTTAACAAAGAGGCGGCCATTCTCGGTGAGAGAGTTGGACACGTCTGCGCTATCAATGACTGTGATAGACGTGTTGAGGTAGCTTAGTGGATTTCCCCACGTACCGGCAGAAAGCTGGTCATGTGTATAAGAACTAAGCTGACCCCACGTAATAGGAAGCTGTTTCGCCACAGGGATAGCTCTGGTGGTAATAGTCCTGACGGTTTTCACATCAAGGCCCCACCAGAACATTCTCTTATAGGCACTGGGGGCCTGATAGTCGAAGCTCTTTGTACGGACAAGGCATTCCATGTATTCGACGGTGTTAGCACTGGCTCGGTAGATATCGCTCACGGTAATAAGAGTGAACGGGGAGGTGTCCGTGGTCCGCTCAAACCTCATGTTAGTGAGGGTGACGGTATCCGTAGACGCAAAGTTATCAATCTTAAAGTAGAACCGGGCTCGGATAGCCTTATCAGGGGCCGTAAAGAGACCTGTCTGTCCTGTTCCTGCTACTAACGTGGCACCAGAACTAGCGTAAGAGCCGTCTTTAAGAAGCCAAGTAGCGGTAATGCTTCCGGTAATAGCTCCGGTTTTAGTGAAGTCATAGGTGTGCTTAAACCTCTGACCGGGATAGGCAATAATATCAGCAAAATCGTTAGCGACATTTCCCAGCCTGTTATCACCGGTTCCGGGGAAAGCCAACCTAGTAGTTCCGGTAGCCCCCGTATGAGTGACAGTAAGAACACCATTAGCAAAGGCACAGGGAAAGGTACTTCCCGCGTTAGCTTGAATAAAGCTTTGGGTACTGGCAAGGCTAAAGGTTGGATCAACATAATAATCCGTCTTTGGAGCCTGTGCATTACCCTGAGAAGCCGCTATATAGACGCTTTGGTTGGCAGAAGAGTTATCGGCTGGAAGCTGGTAAAATCGACCGGGAGTTCCGGCGTAGCTTCTCCACTGTGACCATGATTTGGTATCGATAAAGTAGACGTAAAGGGAGTTGTAGTACCTGAACACCAAGCGCCGTGTAACGACAGATAGAGATACGTCGTTGGCATTACCATCTACGCCTTTACTGTCGAGGTTAAATCTTACGGTTCGGTTGATCTGGTTATAGATATTGTTAATCAACTCATAGAGACGACCCTGAGAATATACATAGACGTAGTTCTCGAAATCCACGACACAGAGTTGGTTAGCCGCACCGATATAACCGCTAATCTTATCCTGCTGACCCTTTGAGGGGCTACCGGGATAAGAGAATCGCCACGTACCGTCATTCTTGAAGATCAGAATTGAGTTATTCAGCGGCAACATGGCGGTAATAAAACCGCTTTCACCGGGAGCCACGTCAAAGAAGTCTGTCGCGGTAGTCCATGTATCCAGTTTTGGCGTACCGGAGCTATCGATCGTAGAGAACATAACTCGGGAGCCTGTAGCGGCATTTCCCGTACCGGCAATCCACAGACGCGACTTATAGGCGATAAGGATATCACCCTTTACGATACCGGTTCCGGTAACGGTAAAGTCGGCCAGCGTAGAGTCAGACTTACGCCACTTGAATCCCTGAATAGTAGCGTTTACTCCCACAGAGAAGTAAGCCATGTCCTGTACTTGAACATATCCGGTGACCTTATTAACGTCACCGGATAGGAGCTTAATTTGAACAAAGGCCGTGGGGTCGCCGTTGAGCATATAGCCCAGCGACCAGTCCGTACCCGTCCATTTCTGAGCGATAACATACCACTCAGTAGTGGAGATACGGTAAATACCCATTACTTTCCAACCTGCGGTATTTGTTGAGGAAAGAACACTTCCATCAACTACTTCCATAGGCGGTCGGGAAGTAAGGGAGCTATCGAGTCCAACTTCAAAGTTGATCAAATCGACAGCTTGGTTATCCCCAGCTTCACCGGCTTGGGAGACATTGTTAAGGCCCCCTGTAAAGGGGCCGATGAGAACTGGTTTACCGGGCATTTAGAATACGTCCTCTAGATCAAGGCGAATAGTAGGGAAGTCTGAGTTCTGAGCAACAGTCCTGTTGGAATGAATACCGAGAGTCTTTTCAAACTGAGACTGCTTCATCTGCGCCATTTGGGGGTTTTCGTCAAGTTCATATGCCTGAAGAAGACAGTATTGAACAAGAGCGGAGTAATAGCTATCAGGGATCGTCAGAGCGTCTGAAGTAGTAGTTACCTTCGTCGGCAGAGCCGTAAACCGGAATGTAAGCCCCAGCGGATAGCCGGTAGTAGGCTTGGGGTAAAGAATAAGGTTTCCCTCTTCTTCAAACCAAGCCGTAGGATCACCGGTATTTCCGTCACCGATAGCGTAGTTTTCTGCTTCCTGAACCGTAATGGCCCGAAGCAGGACGTTATTAAAGCGAACCGACGTGATTCGACTGATATTAGTCAGGTTTGGATCGGCGCTAAGAGCATAGGTATCCTGATTAGCGATAACATCTGTCTTAGCAAGCTTTTGGTTAATCGTATTATTTTGATCTACGATTTCCCGCTGTCCGTCATTAATCCATCGAATAATGTCGGCATCGTTAATTTCGACACCAGATTCGTCACCGAACTGGCGCTTTACCGACGTAAGAACATCGGAGACGTTGCGCGTATAGCGTTCAATAGACATTTAGTACCTTACTGAATACCAAGGGTGGGGAATTCATTATCTGCCCCAAGCTTACGGCCATTAATGCGGTAGGTATGGAGCGGGCTGGAAGCAACCGCGTGAGCCACTTCAGCCCGCTCCATAAGGTGTTCCCGATGTTCCTTCTTACGTTTTTCTTCTGCCTTGGCTTTATCGTCGATAAACTTGTTATAGAGCGACTTTTCTCCATGACGTGTAGAATCGTTTTCCCACAGCCAACGCATAAGGAACGTCGTATTACGCGCCATTTCCTCAGAGAGTTCTTTAATGATAAATCCGCCAAGCTGATCCACCAAAGCAAAGGGCTTATCGGCGCTATGCTCCGCTCGTTGTTCCGTGGGCTGGTAGGCAATGCGCAAATTGGGATATGCGGCATTTACCTGTGCATCACATTCCAGAACTTCCGAGGGGATGAGGGTTGACCCGACGAATTCAAACATTAAATATCTCTCCTTAGACGAGGTTAAAGACCCAACCGGGTTCAATAACGTTGGGGTTGGAAGCAAGGCTGGTATAGCGTCCCTTGTTCAAAGCAATAAGGGTATTAACCGAAGTACCGAACTGCTTTGCAATGGTGCTCAGGGTATCGCCCTTAGTGACAATGCACTGGGTAGGCTTACGGGCGGCGGGAGGGGCCGGAGGGGCCAATACCTTTTCCGGTCGCGGCCTAAGCCAGCCGGTAACAGTTCCAGTTCCATGCTGGGAATAGCGAAGGGTCGCACGCCCGGCGGGAAGCCAGTTAAAGTTACCGTTTTCCTGAATAACGTGGACAAAAGTAGTATCCGCGCTTTCAACTACGGCGGTATGTCCATAAACGTTAGAAGCGTCGCCGCCCCAAACAATAACGTCACCGCGCATAGGAATCTGGTTGGGCTTAGTCAGATCGTTATTAATACGAATCCAATAAGCATCGGGAGCCGCGTCGAGAAGACCCTTAGCTCCGTTAACCCCGCCGACAGACTTAGGCCAAGGAACTCCGAAGATATCCTGACCGTACTGATCGACAAGATCGACACACTGATTACCAAAGGCACCGTCGGGATTCATATTGCGCCCGACAGCACTAGCAATCCAATTTTCAATAGTGGTAGACATTATGCCTCCTATCTATGCTGAATGATGGGCCAGATAAACGCGGCTCCTGCGAGAAGAAGGCCTGTTATCGAGACTTTCTTCCCCCAGTCGCTGTCTTGTTTATCTCGGATTTCCCGAATATCTTCTTTATTTTCCACAGAAGTTGAAGTATTAGCGGCGATTCGGCCGTCTATCTCCCGAAGAAGCTTATTGCCGTTTTCTTTACCGTTTTCAAGCTTCAAATCAACTGCTTTAATCTGTGCTTCAAGGTCAACGCGGACCTTATTCGTCTCTTTAGCGTTGTCTTCGATACGGCGGGAGTGCTCTGTGACCACCGTGCTAAGCACGCCTTCGATCCTGCCAAGCTGAACTTGTACCGCAATTAAGGTGGCCTGTTCTTCCCCAGCCATAAGAAAGCCTCCTATTAGACGATCAGGGCTACCCAAGTCCCCAATGTTCCGTTTCCGGTTCCCACAGTGCAAATATAGAGACGCTGGTTAGCAGTACCCGGCGTATCTGTGCGCTGATAGAAGTTTCCGGCTACGCCACCATTAGGTACGGTAGCCAGAGAAGGGGCACCGGCACCGACGAAGGTGTTATCGACACATTCCTTGATAATCCCGAGGTTCTTCTGCCGCTGATATTCCGCCTCTGCACCCATAGGGTCGTAAAGGAGCTGAGCCTTTGCCTTGGACGGGAAATAGCGGAGAAGCTTGGTGGCAAAGTTCTCACTGGCGTGCTTGTAGCCAGCGTCACCCTGCTGATATGTATTAGGCATTTTGACCTCCTAAGTCATTTTAATTTTAACAGTTAGTTATCTGTATGGGAATTAGGCACAAAAATAGGGAGGCAGGGAATTAACCCTACCTCCCTATTTATTGAGTTATCTACTAGGAGATATCCTCGGTGATGTTAGTAACAACACCGTGAGAGTTACGACGAGTAGTACCAAGTTCGCTGTACTCGTAAAGAGAAGCGACATAGGCGTCGTATCGGCCAGAAGCATCGACCTTCTGCTTCCACATAGAACCATCGCGGTCCATGAATTTGAATTCATGCGGCCGGTACAGGTTAATGGCCTTTTCGTTAACGAAGTATGCCGTCGAAGCCGGAGCGTCGATATCAGCAATCATCGGAAGAGAACCCGAAGAACCAGCGTTGAATTCCAGACCGGTGTAACCACCGGCGAAAGTCTTGGTATCGGTAAAGCGCCTCTGCTGAGTAAGCAGCTGCCAATATGCCCGCTGAACTCCGAGAGTCGTAAGGATAACAGTTGCCTTAGTACCATTACGGCGAAGACGGTCAGCCATTCGCATAAAGGTAGCCTCACTAAGAGCGGTAGAAGTACCGCCCTGAGTGTTCTTTTCAGCCTTCCAAACACGCTGGGTAGCCGGGTTAATACCGTACAGGGTAGAGGTATCGTCCACGATAGCGGCAAGACCAGTCCATTCACGGCCAAAAGAGCCCTGACGAACAAGGATATCGCCAGCGGCTACGCCGGTAAGCGTACCGGTAACCGTAACGGTATTAGCAACGGTATCAGCGGTAGTAACGCGGATATTCGGCTGGCGAACGGTAGCCGTAGCACCAGTCTGGATATCCAGAAGTTCATCATCCTGAACGTGCTGGACGTTATCAACCGTGATAACCTGACCTGCCACAGAAACAACCGTAGCAATACGGCCATTACCGTTACCGAAATACTGACGGTTACGGTCTTTAGTGAGGTCTTCCTTAATGCCGGAAACTTCCATTTCCATAGCATCTGCAAACGACTGGTAATCCTTAGTGGCCAACTCGAAAGTCTGACCATTAAGTTCAATAGCACCGTACTGGTACTTCAGACCAAGCTGAGCACGCGCCGTGCCCTGCTTACCAGCATTGGGAAGAACTTCGCCTTCGTTACGTGCGCCGATACCCGAGTTACGAGAAGTCTCAATCGGGAATACGACATACTTACCGCCGTAAGGCAGAGTACCCGTACCATTGCTGGACGAAGTAATACGGTTGTAAGAAAGGGTATCGTTGTTAAGCTGTTCGTTAAGAGAGCCCTGATACACTTCCTTAAGAATGGGGTCAAGGTTAGCCATTGTCTGTGGCATAACAATATCCTTTCAAGGGAGTCAGGAGAAGGCAGATTAGCCTTCGTTAGCGGCTCTCAGCAATTCGGCTACGTGGGCAGTTCGATCTGCCTTAGACATAGTAGCGGGATTAACCTGAGAGCTAGGGAGTGCCCGATTCCCTCCACCGGAGAGATTAGGCGGGGCAGGTGTACCCGGCTTCCTAAACCATCCCATGTTATCAAGTTCCTTTGCCGCCGCATTAAGGTCTTCACGACCACCGGAGACAGAGGCATTAGCGATTGCTCGCTTAATGACTTCCTGATAAGGGATATGGGGATAGTTTGTCTGAAGCTGGGTAATCTCGGTATTCAGCTGAGCATTAACCTGCTGTTCCATCTGCTGATTCTGCATTTGGACAGCCATTTGGTTAGCAAGCTGTGCCTGCTGTGCTACCTGCTGAAACCGAGGGTCTTTACTAATATCGAATTCAGGAGTCTGTTCAAGACCGCTGATATCGTATTCACTCTGCGTTTGGCCCTGGCTATTGTTCTGACCCTGCTGTGGAGCCTGCGGAGAAGTCGGGATGTAATTGTACTGAGTATTCAGGAAATCAAATACGCCCCGAGGGTTAGTCTGGAAAAGATGCGCCAGTTGCATAGACTGGTCGATATCATCCCGGCTAACGCCGTGCTCTACAAACTCCTTGAAAGGAGCGAATTTCTGCTGTACCTCTTGCGTGTATTTATCCGACTTAGAAAGGTGTTCTTTCAAGTGGCCGTGGAACTCCTGCGGCACCGGGGAAAGAATATCATTCCAAGCCGGGTTATCGCTAATGTCCTGAGAAGTGCTGGTATCTACGCCTGTGTCTGTGTTGTCGTTAGACGGTGCGTTATCCGCGTAGATATCGTTTTCCGGGTCCATTACTTCTCATTTCCGAGTTGTACCATTGAAGGCCCTGACTCTTTATTTAGTTTATTAAAGCTATTAGTGTTCGTCAACTGGGTGCGCCTGCGGGAGCACTTTGCGGGGCAGTAGCATTAGAGAACTGATTATTACCGCCGACATTAGGCCCACCATTAGGACCCTTTGCCGGGGGTCCGCTTTGTGCGCCCGGCATACCACCGGGAGCGCCGCCCATAGGAGCGCCGCCCGGGGGTTGTCCGCCAGCACTACCGCCCTGCATAAGCTGAGTAAGCTGAGCCGTAGCCTGCTTATCCTTATGTGCCTGAACATGCTTCTCAAACTGGTCTTTAATAGACTGGTCCAAGTTTTCATATCGCTGGGACTTCTGGAAGTTCTGGTGGATAAAGATATGCGTATCATCGTTATCGTAGTCGTTGACTGGAAACAACGGCCTATCGAACTTATCCAAAAGCTGTGAAACTACAGGGTCTTGTCGCGCAGTGTTTTCATCGACACCGTGCGTATCAAGATACTGTTGCTTCATTTGCTGAGCCTGTTGCATAGCCATTTGAACTTCTTCCACAGGAAGATTGGCCATACGCATATTCTCACGCTTTGCCTGATTCTCATCTACCTTAACAAGCTGGTAGTAAGCGCGCATGTTAGGCAGGTCCAGCATTTCCAGACCCTTATCAGCGGGAATCATACCCCGGTTCATAAGGTCCGTAACAAAGGCCCGCATTGCCGCCTGAGAAGTCGGGAGAGCAGTTCCCTGATCGATACGAATATCCGTACCGGACTTGATATCGGCACCCTTTAGGAACAGGACCGAGAAGGACTGGTCCATTCCGGTGGCCTTAATCATACGGGGTTCGTCCCAATACTGAACTGCAAGCTGAAGAGACTGTGAAGCCGCTTCTTCCGTGGCCTGTTCAATAGAGTCATAAACCGACGCCATAAAGCTATCGTCACGTTCCTGCAAGAAGTTAATAGCGGTAGCCGCCGTAACTCCGCTGGGAGCGTTACCCTTACTTACCTGATGCTGACCTGACATATCCTCCCAGTCGCGAAGCATTTCTTGACGCTCTTCGCTAATATACTGGGGCATAGGCGGGATAGGAATCGGAACCGGCTCTTTAAATCCCGGTTTAATTGGAATAAGCTGACCCGGCTTAGAAGTCCAACGATTGATATCGATAGAACCCTCTTGAACAAAGTATCCAGCTTTAGCAGTTGCATTCCGATTCTCCACTGTCTGAGAGCGGGACCTGTTGATTTCCTTCTGAATAGGAATAAGGTCTTCGATAGTAGACGTGGAGTAGAAGGAACCCGAAGGCACATTCTCAATCTTTACGAACGGGAACTTTCCGTGATCGTAAGGTAGTCCGTCGTCTGTGCAATATACGATCGTCTTATCAACGACAATAGCCATGCCGCCGTTCGGGAAGAGAGTCGTAGCGCCCGGCTTGATATAAATTTCAATAACCAAGGAAGAGTCAGGCTTAGCATTAGACTCAGTACCCACAAGGTTGAGATAGCGAGTCTCAAAGATTTCATTGGTCCCCACTACGGTAGGCTTCAAATCGCTACTAAGCTTATCAGCGAAACGTTCTTTTACGTCTTCCACAGACATTGTGTAAGCGTGGAGAACAAAAGGCTGACGCTGAATGTCCTGTTCAAGCAGATCAGGCACAAAAATATGGAATGGCGTAGGAGCCGAGAAGCAGAAGTCCCCCGAAAGGTCGTTATCTCCCTGCTTATCCGTCTCATCGCTATCCCATGCGACTTTCACGTATCCAATTCCACATGTAGAGGTCCAGAATGCCGCCTGCTTAAAGGCCGCATCGAATCCCTTTTCTTCGCTAACGTATTCCCAAACCGCTTCGCCAGCCTCAGCGGCAATGATATCTTCATCTTCCGCTGACGCCGGTTTAACTGACGCCATAGGTTTCTGAGAAGTCATACGGCTAATCTCGGTTCTAACGGTAGGGCGTACCCGGTTAATAACCAGACGCACTCTACCGGGAACCTGTGGAGCGCGGATCAACTTACCTTTGAGAAGCGAAACATACTGATCGCCCTTGAAGAATGCAAGGTTGATATACCACTGATTACGGATAGGAGCTACGTCGCTCTTGCATTTCTCGTAGCGTGACCTAATCCAATCGGAACGCTTCTTATCGAGAATGGCCTGAGCCATAGCGGCTACAACGTCAGACTCAGGATCATCTGCGCTGGTATATCCGTGAATCTCTCCGGCGGTACTCTTCTTCTTAGAAGGTGATACCGTGTTCTTCGCTATAGTAGTCTCGCTCATCTGGTGTTAATCCTCCCCTCGTTGCTAGAATGATATCAACTTCGTCTTGTGCGTCTGAGTTATCTTTTACTGGGCTTAATTCCGCTGAACCCGAATTCATCGCTTGAATCGCCTGAAAGCTCATCGGGTCCTTCGTCGATAGCATCGCTACCGTCTTGTCCAGAAGCTTCGTCAGAGGTACTACCGTCTCCGACATTATCTTCAGGCTTTTCAGCATGAGTAGGACTATCGTTGTGAGGCACAACACGATCAAGGAAATCAGAGACCAGTACAGATAGTCCATCTTTAAGGCTTTCTACTTCGCGGGGGACATTAAGGACTTCGGCATTAAGCTCTTCAATACGACGCTTCAGGATAGTAACTTCATCCTGAGTAGCCATACCCAAGACCCGCGCCATTTCCTCAACGTCGGTTACCCGGATATATGCGATGCCGTGAAGATCATCAAGATCGACTCCAAGGTCAAATACTGGACCATCAGCAGTCCTATGAATGATATCCGCAGACATAAAGCCCCAAGGCTGTTCTTTAAGAACATAACGAGAGTGGGGGTGATGGTTAGTTGGAAGTGTCATTGTTGTCCCTCGCGATAGCCGCATTAGCCCAGAACATAGCTTCTTCAAGCTTAGTAATAGCTAGTGCCTTTTCCCGACCTGAAGGAAGCTTCTCTTCAAAGAATAGAGCAAGCTTTTGACTGTTATACCTGACGGAAGAATGATCCATCTTCTTTTCATCAGTATTAGCCGCATGAAAGCCGAAGCGGTGTTCGATATCAGCCGACATTAGTCTTCTCCATTTCAACATAAATCGGAGTGTCGTTATCCGGCGTTACCGGATCGAGAACTGCCTGAAGTTCTACTACCGGAGCAGGCTGTTCTACAGGGGCCGGGGTACTCTCGGCATTCCCCTGCTTTGATCCGGTAGTTTCCGGTGCAGGGCTTTCCTTTGCCGCAGTATCTCCCGATACAGGGCTTTCTGCCGGAGCCTCTTCGGCGGGAGCTTCTTCTTCGTCATGGAACACCACATTCTCAACAAAGTCCCCCACAGGAGGCTCAATGGGCTTATCGATATCCCGGATTACCTCAAAGGCACCCTGAGAGATAACAGTGTTATCGAATACCGAGTGGAAGTCGGGCTTAGCGCCCATAACACTCGCACGATAACGTTCGTCGCGGATAGCGTCAATCTCGTGAGTGTACGGACCGCCGCCAGCCTTATCTACTTTATAACTCATTACCCGACTCCTTCAAACTCCCAAGAATCGGGAGAATCGTAAACTTGATAGACAGACTCCCTTGGGGTGAATCCCGGAGTTCCTGTGTCTCTATATGGTACCAACATATCCTTCACCGCGTCTATTGTCTGCATATTAGCGGAGACACGATTACCCTTATTATCGAATGCCATATCAGGCTGAAGAGTCATAAAGTAACGGAGAGAGTCGGGGGCATCATCATCCTTCTTATGGATAGTGCCCTTGGGTGCGTTATCAAACTGAAGCTTCTTAGAAGCATAGGTAGCCCACCTTAGACGCATCATCTGGTGTTCCAGAGTGGTGCAGTTAGGGGTGTATTGCCAGAAGGGCCTACCTTCTTCCCGAGGGTCAGTATCGACCTTCATATATTGCTCTATTTTGATAAGGCCTATGTTGACAGAAGCAGGTCCTGTAGGAACTCCCTCAACGGCAAGATAGATACCGTGTCGAGAGTATTCTTGGATATCGGAAGTTCCTGTATTACTACGGGTTTGCCGCATGGCAGGATCGCCAGTTCTAAGGTAGACGCTGATACCCTTGGGTTTGAGGAACTCATCTTCGTATTCCTTTACTTTCTTAGCCCAGTCTTCAATAGTGGTAAAGCTCTCTACCATTTCATGAAAAGTAGTAATATGACCATTGGGCTCAACAGCGTGCCAAAGCCAAGCAGTAGGGTGAGCCCAACCAATATCAATAGACGTATAAACTCGCATATCTCGGGTGACTTCAAAGTTAAACTGAGTTTTGTGAAGCTCTGGATTAAAACTCTTAAATACACGGCCACCGAGTTGGACGAATTGTCCCTTCTCACGTGCCGCCCGTTCCTGCGGGTCAAGTCCTGCAAGGTATTCCTCAGCTTCTTCTTTACCGATGTGGGGGTTATCGAGCATATCTGCCTGAATAACGTCGAAGATAACATTGGTCTTATCTTCGACCACAGGGGAATAGATATCCTCATAAACCCATGTAAGACCATCCAGCGGGGTCATGGAAATCCACCATGAACCGCCGGTATCAATTAGACGGGCACGACACTCATTGAAAATATGCTTAGGGGGTTCCTCGTCAAAAGCGATAAAGTGTCGAGAAGTTCCAGCAAACTTGTCCAACTCTTGGTCATAAGACATAAACTCAATAAAAGAACCATTGTTAAGAGTAAGAGTCTTAAGATACTTATCGTAAGAATCTTCCCATGACCCGTTGATGAGGTATTTCGCCGGGAGCCATTGCTGGAAGAGGGGGAGGATAATCTTAGAAAGCCCATTGGGGAAGTCAACACAAACCAAGCGACCCCGTGTGGGTTCTTTCGGCATAGTCCGATAAGGGTGAGTCTTTGTGAGCCACCAGAGGCATTCCGTAACATCGGCAATAGTCTTTCCCGCTCGGTTTCCACCGATATAAAGTCGCCCCTTCTTATGGGACTTATGGAATTTGAGTTGTTTCTTGTGTGGCTCATAGCGGGACAAGTTCGGAAGAAAGGCCGTTTTGGTCAGACTTTCCCCGAGATTCGCCAGCATATCTGACACTGTTAGTGTTTTCTTCGGGGGCATGGTCTTCTTCTCTAGGTGTCCAACAGTGCTTACATATCTTCTGATTAGTGTAAACGCTGTAGAAATAATCTCTTGCGCTATGAGAACACATCGTCGTGCCCTATCTTTTAAGCTGTGGTCTGATCCACAGCGCCCTGTTGAGTTAGGAGAGAGATAACAGAGGCCAAAGCCGTGTTAGAACCCTTAGCACCACTGATAATTACGCCTTCAAACAAAAGCGGGGAGTCACTGCCGTTATGAACGTGACTCCCCGCCGCGGCCTGATTATTACCGGCCCCTAATGTATGATGTTGTGAGCCTGCTTCAGTATCTACGTCGCTATAAAGGTGAAAGAGCTTCACCGTCATAGGATCAGGACTTGGGTTATGGTCAGTATTCTCGGATGCGGCTGATACGCTCATTACTGAATCGCCACCCAGTTAACGATGATTGCATAGCTAGTACCAATAGCCGCACCGTCAGACGTTGCCAACTTAACAGTAAACTGCGTAGTCGAAATAGAATACGTCATAAGGGACAGCATAAGCGCTCTACCGGCAGAGTTAATGTTGATAGATGCGACAACAATAGGTGCCACGGTAAAACCAGCCGGTAGCGTGACTACTTGAGTAAGGTTAGTCTGCGCACTCGTAAGGTTTAGGGTAGTGGTGCCGCTTGCAATCCTAGAAGCGATAGGCGTTCCCAAACCATCGACATTTTTATTAACTTCGTCGGCAATAGTGGAGAAGTTAGTATTAAGAGTTGGCAGAGAATAGTTTTCTGCCGGATCAGGTAGCTGGAGATTAGACGCTCCAATGGCTTTCGCGGTACTCATGGGTATCCTTTGGCATCTAGTTACATTTCGATAGCCCGGTTTCCGCGAAGTGAAAGCTGTTGGCCGATAGCCATTCTCTCATTCGGGTCTTTCACGGTTTCATCGATAATCTCTAGTAGGATACCAAACAATTTCTGTGCGTCAATTTGCTTGTTCTTAGCCGGATCAAAGTGACCGGTAAGCTGGAAGCCAAATTCAATAGCTTTTTGCTCCCCATTGGCCATTTTATTAGCCAGCGCGAGTTCTGCGAGAGGGATAGCGGCCCTTACAGCGTCTCCACCGAGCTTCTTATACGCCTCATCGAAGACTTTATTCTTCTGCCAAGCGGCGAATTCGGCCCATGTAACGCCTACCTTCTTCAATTTCTGCGCCGGAGTTAGCGGAGAAGAGATATCGGTGAGCAGGGTAAGATAAGCAATCATCTTGGATGATAAGCCTTCGTCCTTTTCCAAGATCATAATTCCAAGGCTGGACATTTTATCCAGATAGTCCTCGGAGACAATGTACTCATCGATTTCTTCTATGCTGGGAGTCGGTGCCTTTAGTGCGCCATTAGCATCGAAGCCGAATTGAAAGATCGTGGCACGTTCCGCCCATAGCTCACTAATAGCCTCGGCTGTAATCTCCCTATCAAGCGTATATAAGGTACGGCTGAGCATGGCGATCTGGTTGCGTACCGCGAGCGTCATCGACCCCACTGTATATACAGTACGAACGGCCGGCAGATCGGCCCCTGTGGGCGCTGGCGGGGTGCTGGGGGAGGGTGATTCGACAGACTCAGCCGGTTC